TACTCGGTTCGCCTTTAACAACAAAATCCGTAATGCCATAGCCGGATAAAGTAGTTGAGGGCGATTGTTTTGCATTCGCAGTGCGTTGTGCATTATCTGCAGCATTTTTAGCCTCTACGCCCTTGTCGTAAGCAGTTTTAGCCGCTGCACTGGTTGCGATGGTGTCGCTACTTGGACTATTGACTGCGTTAGATTTTTTGCTGTTTGGGATGTAATTTCCAAGGTTTCGCGTAACTGCATCAATTAATGCTTTTAATCCTTTGATGGCTTTTGGTGTTGCTGCCATTTCTTCGCTGTCAGAATCATAGCCCGAATAAAGTTTAGCGATCCCCCGTTTAACTAGACTTGCAATAGGTAGCTTATGTGTATGACCTGTTTTATCTACTTTATTGACGGTTGTATCGTCTAGGTCTTTTGGTGTAATACCTAAAAATGGCGAAAGTAAACGACGATCTGTTACGTTTCCATTTCGATCAATATCCGCCAAAATTTGCACATAATGTTGACGATTTGCCGTATCGACATAATCATCTTTTGATTGTGTGAGATACTTAATTTCCGTTTCATACGCGCCTGTGACGGTGCAATGATGTACCACATCTGCATAAATGGAACAGGGTAGATTATTGGCAGTGATGTTATGAAGTGCGGTTAAATTCATTCGCACACCCTCAACATAAGCCAACCCCGGTTTAATGGTAAATTGATTACCTGTTTTACGTTGCACTAAAAAACCGTCATCAAAGAAAACGGCGCGATCATAAAGATCACGATTGGTAAGACGAATTTTTTCATCGATCCCGTGCAAGCGCACAGTGAAATCTATTTGCCACGTTTCGGCAGAAACATTGATTCCTGTTAAGGATTTTGCTCCGCTAAACTCAAGTAAGATATTGCGTGTAATGCTATTGCCTTGCACCGCATTTTTATTACGTGTTTTTCTCACCGGTGCAGTTTGCACGGCAACAGCCAAAAGATTTTTACTTTTATTGATTAACCCTATAAAGTTGAAATCAAAGTCACCCACTTCCGTGCCAATCGTCACAGAATAAACCACCGCATTTTCATTGATCACACCATTTTGCGAAACGGCTTGACGGTGAACAATTTGCGCGGATGTCGGCATAGTTAAATGTTGTGCAAGATTGTTTTCATTTAAGCCCGGAATATTGGCAAAAATGAATTCATCAAACACGACATGACCTTGTGCAATAGTTTGTTCTGCAATGTAGCGTTCAAATTGTGGTGTGATTAAACTTGCCATAAATGACACCTCTTTTTATTGTTATTATTGGTCAATTTACTTTTACATAAAAGCTTTGGTAATCATGCTCAAATTCACCGTGATAAATGGTTACGGTTTCTTTGGTGATGACTTCAAAAGTATAACGGCGACAAGTGCGGCCATATTTGCGAATAATGAGATTTAATAACTCGGTTTTCTTCGCCAGTTGCGAATCACTTAAGCGGATTTTGATCACATCCCAATTTTCCGCATCAAAGCGTTCTTCAATTTCTACATAGCCGATCCCCAATCGTTCAAAAATGCGAATAAAACCCGCTTTACTGCCTGCCTCTTTCGCATTGACAAAAGCATATTTCACACGCTTGCGAAATAGCTCTAAGGGTTCGCCTTCAAATCGTTCTATATCACGTTGATAAGCGATTAAATTTAAAATGCGCTCACTGCATTTTTCTTCATCTAAAATATTGAAGGGAAATTTGACCGCGTTTAAAACATAATCCCACCATTTACCAAATAGCACGGCGATTTTATTCAGTTCGCCTTTATCCATCCAAAAGGGTAATTTTATTTTCATCATTTCCCCTTACCGCTGAATGCTGACATTTAATTGTCGAATGCGTGGGATCGTCAATTCGCTTTGAATGTCTGATTGCCCCCACACGATCGATGCGATTTCATTAATATTTTCGTGAATTTCTTCACCCAATTTCGACCAGCTAAAACGGCTGAAAGGGTAGGTTTTTGTCACGTTGTAATTGTTATTTTCACGAAAGGCACAACGGATCATATTTTCCACTTGTTGCAAAATTTCCTGCCGGCGTACATCACCCACAAAAATTGAGGGCTGAAAATAGATCGCACAAGTCAAATTATGACGGGTTTCCGGCATGGCAAAACACAATAAATCATCGCCGTGACCGTGGAACCCTTCATCACGCACGTGGCGATTGACTTTATCTATAAATGGTTGACTGATGACTCCCGTGTCTAAAAGTAAATAGGCGTTAGCCGTTCCCGGACCACGTGGCGCATCATGTTTAAAATAAATTCTATCCACCGATAATGCCGCTACTTTGGCAATCATTCCCTTGTAAACGCTGTCGATGTGGTGTTGTCCTACGCTTGAAAACTGGGTGCGATAACGTTCGCGCAATTCATCGTTGGTTTCACGATCTGAACCCGGCGAAGTGAGCCAATCTTCCAAATTTTCGACCGCACTTACCCCGGCGATAGATTCCGGCAAAATGCGATAATAACCGGCGGCAAGGTTATAATTTGCCCCCGCACTTTCGGCGATAACCGGCACAGGGCCACGCAACGTGCCTTTGTGGATCACTGTATCTTGTGTTACGACAAGGCGGAAAATCACATCATTAATCCGCTCCGTTTGCACAATAGTACCGGCTTTAATGGTGAGGTCGGTTAAATCGCTTTCTTTGGTAAAATGGATCACACCTTCGGCTTTAGTTGCCGCTTTAAAATCCAATCCTACTGACCACGCTTGAATTTGTAACCATTTGTCTTTTGCTGTTTTAACGAATAGATTCGGTAAAATTTCGGCAATCAGGTGATCAGTCAACCATTTCACCGGTTTAACAGCAATTGCCGTGATTAAACGCCAAAACGGTGACATTCTTGAAGTATTAGTGATCAAGCCTTCTTGAGCGGTTAAACGTTCAAATTCTTGGCGGATTTCCGTTTCTTCCGTTGGTAAGCCGCTTTCGGCCAACATTTGTTTAAAATTTTCACTCATTGAGGCGTAACTCCAGTTCGTTTAATCGTCCAAATTCATATGTATCTGCGGTGATAAATAATTGTCCTAAACGTTCTTCAATGATAGAAACCGTGCCGGGAATCAACCGCACATCTTCTTCCACTAACAACACCATTTGCAAAATGATGTCACGGCGTAAAATGCGTGAACGTTCCGCGATCAATTGGGTGGCAAGTCCGCTTTCTAAGATTGCGTGCTTGATGTCTTGTGCAATCGACACCCGGTTATCACAAATTAAAGGCTGATTACCGCTATCTAGTGTGATGTCTTCACCGGTGATAAGTAAATCAAGGTAATGTTTTTCCATCTGTTACCCCGCCGCCAGTTGTTCACGATTACGTAATTCTTGCCATACTTTTTCACCGTTATTTGTGTTAACAGTTACGCCGCCGTAATTAATATTTTTTGTTGTGTGTTGGTTTTGCGTTATCGTTTTACTGATTGAACCTGATGGAATTTTTGTTAATTGCGGTTTTGTTTGTTCGCCCAACTCAAATTTAGGTGTATTTGCTAGCCCCAATTGAGGCTGCATTTGTAAAACCTGTGTTCCGATCGCCATACCTAATGAGCTTGCACTACCTTGTGCCGGTAACGCTGCATCTTCCCATCTTGGGATAAGCGGAATGTTGATGCCCGGTAATGTATTGGCTTTTTTAATGATGAAATTGATTACATCGGTGAAAGAATTGACAATACCGCGAAATGCTTTTAAGAAGATTTTTCCTAAGGCTTCGGCGATATTAAAAAAACTTTCGATTGGTTTGTTGCTATCCCACAATGTTGTGATCGCCGTCCAACCCTCAATTAACGCATTAATAGAAATGGCGAAAACATCTGCCATAAAATTAAATCCAAGTGCGACCAATTCAATGGCATCAAGCACAGTATTAAACACCACACCTAAGGCAAAGCCCACATCTACACCGAATTGTTGAAAACCGTATGCGGAATCGGATGCGCCCCCGAATAACCCGATAATGTGTCCGATGGTCGCCCCAATTTTTTGTAATGCGCCCCATACTAATGAGAAAGCAGAAAATAAAGGATCGAATGACACACCCGCCAACTTAAAGCCGGTAATAAATCCGTTAATAAACGCCATAAATTGATCACGGAATTTATAGATCACCACTCCCAATGCAATTACACTCGCCGCCACAAGCATAACGGGGCTTGTTAAGAATGCGAATGCCACACCAATTGCAGCAACAACACCACTCATTAAGGTGAGAGCGGCAGTTAAACCGGTGAAACCAATTAACGCGCCCACCGCATAGCCAATCCAACGGGCGATATTTTTATAAGTACGCAACCATGCTGTGAATTCTTGCCCCATGTCGGCAATTCTGTTCATGATGGGTTCAAGTTTGGCTAAAACTTGTGAACCAATCGCAATTTGAATATTCTGAAAAATAGCTTGAAAGCGCATCCATGAATCTGTCACCGTCTTAGATATGGCGATGGCATCATCAAGAGTTTTCATTCTGTCGATTTCGGCAATATCGGCTTTTAATGAATCTATTTTTGGCAAAAGGTTATTGATGACTTGTGATGCTTCTTTTGTACCAAAGGCTTTTTGCAGTTCGTATAAATTTTCGGAATTTAGCTCACCATATTTGCCTTTGATTTTTTGCAAAATATCGATAATAGGCAACATCTTGCCCTGTGAATCAACGAATGATAGTCCGAGTTTTTTCTGTGCTTTGACTGCACCATTCAGAAATGCGGCGTATTTTGTCCCGGCAATCCCACCTTCAAATACGTTCTGCAAGTTACCAATGATGGCGAACTGTTCAGCAGTTTTGATACCGTGATCTTTCGCAGATGAACCCAAGTTTGTGTAAGCCTGCATTAAGGATTCGCCCGATGACTTAAATTTATTTGCCGTCACCGTGGCTTGTGCTGAAATTTGTTCAACCCACTTTTCTTTACCGATTTTTGCCGCCTCGTCACCGAAAATGCCGTACAACTGGGAAATATAAGAACCCATAGCTTTCACATCTGAACCGGTGGCTTTGGCAAGAATATTTGAGCTTTTAGAGAAAGCGATTAATTCACTATCGGTTAAACCGTCAATAGCGCGGGCAATCTCATTTGTTGAATTAACTACATCCGTTGCTGCACCGCCATAAGTAGCAGAAAAATCAAGGGCGAAATCGGTGATTTTATTCAAGCCGTTTTCGTCCCGTCCGGTTGCTTTGATTTCGTTCAACGCACGGTTAAAATCAATGGCGGGATCAAGCGCACTTTTCAATGCTGCACCGGTAGCGATAACACCGGCAGCACCTAGCCCGATGCGTTTCATCGCATCTTCACCACGCTTGCCTAAATCATCTATCGTTTTCATTACCCCTTTGAGCGGTGCAGATAGTTGATCGGTTAAGCTGATGATATATTCAAGCCCTTGAATTGCCATTGTAAAACCTTAAAAGACCTTGGCGATACCGCTTGCCACGGCATTTGCCTGTTGTTCAAAATACTGTTTGTTTAACCATAATGCGCGCGCTAAATTGTAGTCGCTGTTGTCTGCATGGGGTAAATAGTGCATACGTAGTGCAATAGCTTGTGATAAGCCATTGCGCTCTATACTTTCTACGCGCGCCGCTAGTTTTTTACCGTAATGTTAATTTTCGGCACTAACACTTCATTTACTTTTCCTGCAAGTAAACCTGCAAGCCCCGGCACGTTGATGATTTCTAATAAATCGGTTTTTTGCTCGCGTGCCACAATAGTGAGCAAATAATCTTTAATTGGTGTCACTTTGTTGTCAGCGGTAACTTCGTTCATCATTTGATCATAGGCGGTGTTGTCACGAATAAAAGTGAACTCAACGCCTTCAATATTTACAGTGACCGAATCTTTAAGATTGCCGGTGAGTTTCGCAAGTAATGTTTGTGCTTGTGTTTTTTCCATTTTAGTTTTCCTTTTAGTTTCTACTTTGGTTGTTAAAATCGGTAATGCACTGACTAACGGCAGTGTAAGCCGTAGTGCAAATTTCAAGACGATCTAAAGCATGGTTCAAACTGTCCGCTAAATCGCCGTTGGTTTGAATGTTCACTTTTAGTGGGCGACATTCAGTCGTTTGCGGACAAATCAACCGCGCTTTATTGGTCGGTGGTGCGGTTGTTGAGCAAGCCGGCAACATCGCGAGGCACGCGGCCAAGAGTCCAATTTTTATTTTCTGCATTGTTTAGCACGTCCTTTAGTTGTTGCCGGCGTTGTTCGGCTTGTTTATTTGCTCGGTTTAATTGGGCGGTAAGTGCGGCATTTTGCTTTTCATAGCGTTGTAACATCGCTAAATTTTGTTGATGTTGTTGTTCCGCTTGTTTTAATAAAAGTGCGGTCGTTTCTGCTTGTTTTTTGTAGTGCAGAGTGGAACCAACGCACCCCAAAAAAGCAATGACAAATGCACCGATTATCAGTGGTTTAAATCCCATCACGCCCCCAAACACAAGGCTTTTTCTTTCTCTCTACGGAGTTTTAAGCCTTTCAATACTTTGCCGCCTGACCGGTTAAAATCGGTAATACGGTTGCACATTAACGCCCAATTTTCCGTTTGGGCGGCTTTGTGAAGAGTAGTTTGTAAAGTGCGCCCTTTTGATGGGCTGTAATAACGCTTGATGTTGCCACACCCCACATTAAAAGCTAAAGACACCATGGCATCATATTGCCCTTGATTCATCTTGCGCCCGTTGAAATCAGTATTAATGCAATTTTCCGCCTCTTTAATGTTGCGGCGTAAATCGGCGGCGATTTCATCAATACTTAAAATTTTGGTTTTATCCACGTTGTGGGTATTGCCGATCCCATTCGTCCATACGTCAGCGGGGCATTTATAAGGATTGCGGGTGCAACCTTCTAAATTCACGATCATAGAAACCGCTTGCGGGCTGACTTGATTTTGTTCATGTTTCGGTAAATTTTCTTGTTGTGCGTAAAATGCAGCTGCTACGGCAGCGGCAGAACATAAAATCATGACTGCTTTTTTACTCATTTATCGAGATTCCTAATTTTTTTGCTTCAATTTTCGCGGCCAACATTTTGTAAGCCAATTCTTCTTTGCGAAGGGCAACATCTTCTTTATATTTTAGGTAGGTAATCCATACAGAGATTGCTCCGAATAAAATACCGAATATTGCGCCCCATTCATGCAAAGTCAGCCCCGAAATAAGGGCAACAAGCGCACCAAGAAGAGATGTTGCACCATCTACTTTATTATTCATAAAAGCCCCTTAAAACATTTAGGAAACTGACCGCACTTGCTTGATTATTATTGTTATACGTCAGCACGATCAGCCGCCTAAATTGGGTTAACCGATAAGATCGCGCGTATCTTCTTCGGATAAATACGGCACACCATTGATCCGCACAAAATCAGGGCTAGTCACGAAATATTTTACTTTTTTCGTGGTTTTCGCACCGCCTTTCGAATCGATGTTCAAAATATCGGTTAAGATCAATTTATTGCCGAAGGTTTCCACTTTTGAACGCACGCCGCCACGCATGGCAAAGAAGGTGAAATCCGTTTCCGGAATGCTGCGATAGCTACCCGATGCAGCGGCAGCCGTGGCGATTTTGTTGAAATTTTTTTCATCTACTTCAATTTCACCTTCTGCCGCTACATCGCCGCTCACCCAGCCATCGGGAATCCCTCGGGTTAATGCCACTGCGCTGTTGTCGGTAATAGACAGGCTGATGGATTCGGCGTGAATCGGGAAACCGAACAAATAAAAGTCAAAACTCATTCCGCTGATTCGTTCCATTTTTTAATCTCCTAAACTTTCTAAATCTAAGAAAATGTTTGCCGTAATGTCTTTCGGGCAATCATAAGGGCGCACTTTGATGTAAACCGTCACTTTGGTTTTACTGTGCCAAACAATAGTGATGGCATCGTCTTTCGGTGGCATACATTCGCCCGGAAAATCTTTGCCGTTAATGGTTGCGGATTTGCTCATATCGCGTAACGGTTTGGCAAAATAGCTTTTGTGATATTCTGTACTTGATACGGTGGAATTAAAGGAACGATCGGCAATCTTGGCAATGGCTAACAACCGCACCTTACGCGCCACTTTGTCAACTACACGTACATTTTCAATGACTTGATAATCACCGCCTTCTACATCTAATGTGCGACCGTCTGACCAGTAGTAACCGTCATAGTCCGGGTACCACATCGGCACGGAATAACGCGCACTTTCGAGGGATTTAAGGTGGGCGAGAGTTAATTTATTACCGTCTTTGTCTAAGGGTTTGTCGGCACTGCCTAGGCTGACTAATGTCCCTGTTTGCACCCGCGCCGGGCTGTCGGCAACAGTCACGGCACGATTTGCCAAACGTCCTGCCAATACGCCTGCGTCATTGCCAAAGAGTAACGGCACTAAACACACGTGATCGGCGACTACGGTTTGTTGCAATGTAGTGAGCTTTTGCACGTATTGATCCCATGTTTCGCCGTCAGATTCATCACGATTGATACCTTGCACGGCTTGAATAAAGAAGGTGCGACGACCGAATTTTGCTAATAATTCCGCATAACATTCTTGTAATTTGTTGATGGCTGTTTTATCTACACCTAAATAATGTGTATTTACACAGTATTCAAAAGAGGCGGTTTGATTGGCTTTTTTGACACATTCGACAAAGTCATAACCGTCCTCTTGCGCAATATAAACATGCGCGAACCAATTTTGACCGGCATTTAACATAGCGGCTTTGACTTGGTTTTTTAACGGTGTGTCTTCCTCGCCAAAAGTTTTATCAAAATCGGAATCGGGCGTTAATGCCAATAATTTACCGGCATTGACTGTACCAACGCCCACAAATAAGGCGTGGCGTTCAATTTCTTTGGATTCGCCGCTTAATTGATTAAGGGCATTGATTTGTACTGATGGGAACATTTTTTACTGTCCTCTTATTGTTGTTTTTGGGTGTACTTTTGAATTTCCGCCAAAATAATCTTGGCGTTTTCTTCGTCGCGCGTATCCAAGAATGCACGTTTTTCTGTTGGAATCATCCATTGCGTTAAATGGCGGCTTGGATTCATCCCATTCCTTTCTTCAAGTTTACGAATAATCAAACTTGCTTTTGCGCGTGATAATGTGCTGCGAATCTCGCTTAACGTGGGCTTTCTGCGTTTTGCTTTGCCCCCTTTTGTTTTACCGTTTGTCACGGCATAACCTAAATCTTTTAGTTTTTTTGCTTGCCGCAAGGTGCAAGGGTCGGAGCCTACGCCACCTTTGTTTTTTCCGGTGAATTCCGTTTTTTTGAATAAGTGCGGAATCCCTTCTTGATGTTCTTGTGCTATTTCGCCTGTACGTTTTTGTTTATAAAACAATGCACCTTTGTTTTTTTCCGCTTTACTATTAGCAAGTTTGGCAATGCGGCGTAACATTTTTGCCGTGCCGTTTTTACGTTTTTTCCAAGCGGTTCCCATTGGGTCACGCTGATTAGATGCAGTTTTAACGGCTTGGCGTTTAATCATCTGTAAAGAGCGGATAAGAATTTCACGTTTTTTCTTATCGGGTAATGAGATAACTTCTAGATCTTTCAGAAACTTTTTTAAATCGTTTCTATCAATCCCCATTCGGATTCTCATGTTTTATCCTTACTACAACGTCAATTTCTTCTGCAGTGAATACTTCAATTTCATCTAACCGATAATTTTCACCGCTAATTTGTAATTCGCCCCGATCGTCTTGCATTGCTGTGAGCGGTTCACGAAAGCTAATCGTGAAGATTAAATCTGCCGTGCTGTCATCAAGAATATCCAAATCAAAAGGAATCTCGTTGTCATTAAAGGCATCACGCATAGGATCGTTTTCGTTTACCCATACTTGGATAAATGCCATTAAATAAGCCGGTGAAATCTCATTGAATGGCAATGCCTCAAAGTGAAATACGCCGTTGTAAGACAAATGACACACTTCTATGCCGTTGTCGGTAACTTGTCGCCCTTCGTTGAGTAATTTGCCGTCTTCAATCCAACTATAAAAATTACCGTGATAGCGTTTCGGCAGCTTGGTGAGCAAGAAATCCGTTAATTGTTGGTACAACATCTTTTTTACAGTAGCCATACTGATCCCCGTTTTTTACCTTTTAAGGTGCGGATAGCGTGAGTGGCTTCCGCTAAAAGGCTTTTTTGTTCTGCCGCGTATTCACGGTTTTGATGAATTTCACGCCCTGATAGGGTGTTAAACTCCGGTAATAATTCCGCTTTAGCTCGGGCAAATACCGCTTTTTTATAAAGGGTTTCGGCGTAGTTTTCGCCATTCACTCGTTGCGCTGAAATTTCTTGCACGGAATTGACCGCACTTTTACGATGATTTTCTTCCACTTCCGCAAGATCAAGATTTAACCCTTGCATAGCGGCGATCAGTGTCGTTTTCACCATTTCAACAGGAATTTGCAATGGGATCGCCCGTTGTTTTTGAAATTCCTCGACAGAAATATCACACCAAAATCCGTTATTTTGGATAACGCTGTCATCGTAGTCTTGCGTTCTGCCATTAAACATTGTCGCCCTCATTTGAGAGTGGGCGGGCAGAGAGTTTTTCTACAACTCGATCAAATTCAATTTGCGTTTGTTCCAAACTCAAGCCCGCCACGTGGGGAAGACTTTCAGGATCGTATTTATCCAATTTTGCCAACGCATTTAAACGCGCTGTGCAACGCTCAATCATATTTTTTACACCGGATTTCTGATTGAGTTGAAAAGCACGGTTACATAACTGGATAGCAAGTATAAGGATTTCAGGATCATCAATACTGCTTGCCTTCACCTCGCCTTGTTTGTTGCGGAGCAATAACGCCGCCGCTAATTTGAGCCATTTTGCGGTGACGATTTCGTGCAGTTTCCACTGGGTCGCCACGTTTTTAAAAGTTTGTGAAAAATATGGCTCAACAGATTGCCCCGCTGCGGCGGTTTTGTCCGTCCAGTTGTAGATTTGATCGGCAACGAAGTTTGGCAAGGTGGTTTGCCAACCTTCCGGCATTGACTGATTTTGCTCAATTGCTTTTTCAGCCAGTGACAAGGCTCGGTCAAAATCACCAATGTCAAACAAATACACAATGCAATAAACCAAGTAATCATTCTGATAAGTGGCTCCTTGTTCAAAATATTCATCAACAAACGGCAACCATTTTGGCAAAAAGCGGTCGCGCTTGTAGTCGTTTTTTTCGGCACGTGTTGGGAATGCTCGCACGGCATTGACATCATTTTTACAAGCAATTTCAAGCACGGCGTAATCATTGCCGTGTGTAGCAACCGCACTTTGTTGAGTGTGGTTTTCGGTGGCTTGATTAATTTCTGCTAATGCCAGCATTTGGCGTTGAAAATCGCGCATTCCCATTTGGATCGTTTCCTATTCTTCTTTTTCCAATTTCACGTTTTTAAATTCGACAGCTGCGAATTTACCCAAATCTTCTACGGCGTAAGCCTGATTGCGGTAATAAGTGTCTTTAATGCCTTTCACTTCCTGATCTTCACGGAAACTACGGCGAATTGAACCTTTTTGCGTATAGATGGATAGGTTATCCAAACTTGTCACAATGGCAGCACGCCCCGGCATATTCGGCACGATCATTGACGGCATACCGCCGAATGTTTTCATTAAATCGTGGGTGTTTAATGCTGCTTTTTCGGTGGCGATTAAACTATTACCGCGATAAACGGTGCTAGCCTCTTTTGCGACTAAATCCGCTCCCACCAGGAACACTAAATCGCCTGCGTCGCGATGACGTTCATGTAAACCTTGTTTTAAATCGTAAGCGAGTTCATCAAGATTTTTATAATCGGCATTTTCACCAAAAATGCGGATGATATTTTCAGCTTTACCACGGGTTAAAACTTGAGTGGCTTTATTTTCTCTGGCAAATTGCATCCAACCTTTGTTGACATCTTTTCCTTCGGTGTCTTTTGTGTTTTCGGCTACGCTTTCGCCATAAAAGCCGATTTTTAATTCATCTAAGGCGATTTGACGTTGTACGAAATCCGCCCAACGTTGTGCGAATTGTGGTGCAAGGCTACCCCATTGATCTAAACGTGGCCATGGAATTAAAACACCGGAATCGGTATCGACACATTCATAGCCGTAACCACTCGGGTCCACATTGCCGTAGAAACGGGCATTTTTCTTGCGACCGGTGATCATTCCTTCGGTTGCACCAAAGATTAATTGACCTTTCAATTCATCCACGTGCATATAGTTGATTTTTTGCAAGAAGTCGGCTTTTTTCTGAATGTTGTCCAGTAAGTGAATTTCTTTGTTTGGCTCAATAGAAAATTCTTTGCCTTGTGCAATCCGTTCCGGATCAACGCCGTAAAATTCAGCCACTTTTGAATAAAATTCTTTTAATGTTTGTTGTGTTTCTAATTTCATGATTTATACCGCCACATTAAATTTTTGAGTTTCTTCCGGCACGCCGTTTGGTACAGGTGTTTTTTCTTGATTTAAATCGTTGAATTTTTTGTCAAGATTTTGCACTGTGGTTAAAAGCTGATTGAATTGTTCAGCTGTTACGCCTTGCGGTTGTTCTTCCTGCTTTTTCTCTTCCGGTTTGATTTCCGTTTCAGGTTTATTTCCCTGTTTTGCTGAAAAATGGTTATTCACCGTTTGAGTTAAACCGGTTACCGCATCAAGTAATTGTGCGAACTGTTTTTCATTCATTGAGGTTTCCTCTTTCTTATTATTGTTATGGGGAGTAGGTTCTTCTTCCGATGTTTGGGGGGAAGATGAAAAGAATTTCGTGATGGCATTGAAAAAACTGCGTGCCATTTTTTCTTCGTCGGTGTCATCTTTGACAGCAAAGTCAATTTTGACGAACTCGCCAAAAACTGCGCCATTTTGCTCTACGTTGAAAAAATCTAATTTTGTTGTGCCAACGGATGCCGGCGAATCGGTTACGCCCAAGCCATATAAATAGGCTTTTCCGCTATTGCGGAAATTCGGCATGATTTCTACACTGGTAAATAATTTCTGACCAGCAAGATTTAAATCAATTAATTCTTGGTTCGGCGCAATCACGGCATAAAGCTTGGTTTCGCCGTTTTCTTGCTCTTCTGCTTTTAATTCCAACACTTGACCGCAGCTAAAATAGCGGCGGTGTTCTAACCAAAGATTGGCGGTGTAATGATTCGGATCATAACTTTCAGCCATTTCCCGCAATTCTTGTGCGGTAATCTGACGACCATCCACGGTATAACCTGATGTTGCGATACAGATAAAATCGGTTTTGAGCTTGCTTTTATTCATTTTAAAAATGCCTGTGATTTCGCGTTGTTTGCGTAAGTGCCGCCATTTTTGCCGATCTTTTTTGCAAAATCACGGAGCAAAATTCGGATATGTTTGGATATGGTTGGATTTCCGTTTATATCCGAACATATCCAATTTTTGTCATTAAATTTTTATTGCCTTTGTTGCCACAATACGCCCAACACAACCAAAACAAGGCAACAATGACAGATTCAAAGCTAAGAATAAGAAAAACCAAACGCTATGATGATGAAGTGATTTATGCGGCAAAATTTCTTTATTTGAAGAAATACACCCCGAAAGAAATTGCGGCAGAGCTAAAACTCAATAGCACACGCCCGATTTATTATTGGGCGGAAAAATACAACTGGCGCAATTTAATCAGCGAAAGCGGCATAGAAGAATTGATTGCGTTGCGCATTATCACACTGACGGAACGCGAAAATAAAAGCGATCAAGAAATCAAAGAGCTTGAGGCTTTAATTGATAAAGACATTCAATATAAAAAGCAACGTGCCACGCAATTTGCAAAAGCAACGGCAAAAAGTGCGGTTAATTCTGCGGATGTTTCCGGCAATGAGCGCACTTTTTCGGATAGTGGCGATGGTGATGAACGGAAGAAGAAAAAGCGGGGTAAAAATGATATTTCCCACGTCACGCCTGAAATGTGTCAGCCGTTTATTGATTCGCTGTTTTACTATCAAAAACATATTCGGGCCAACAAGCATCACGATGTACGCAATATTTTAAAATCGCGGCAAATTGGGGCGACTTATTACTTTAGTTTTGAGGCGTTAGAAGATGCCATTTTCACCGGTGATAACCAAATTTTTCTATCAGCCAGTAAACGACAAGCGGAAATATTCAAAAACTACATTGTGAAAATGGCCCGTGAATATTTTGGCGTGGAGCTGACCGGCAATCCGATCATTTTAAGTAACGGGGCGGAGTTGCATTTTCTTTCGACCAATAAAAACACATCACAAGGGAATAGCGGCCACGTTTACGGCGATGAATATGCGTGGATTCGTGACTTTCAACGCTTTAATGATGTGGCATCGGCGATGGCCACACACAAGAAATGGCGGGAAACCTATTTCAGTACACCATCTTCAAAATTTCATGAATCCTATTCTTTCTGGAGTGGCGATAACTGGCGGGATGGCGACCCGAAACGCAAAAATGTGCCGTTTCCTACTTTTGCTGAATTGCGTGATGGCGGGCGGCTTTGTCCCGATGGTCAATGGCGTTATGTAGTGACCATTGAAGATGCCCTAAAAGGTGGGGCGGGTGAATTGTTTGATATTGAAAAATTGAAACAACGTTATAGCAAATACGCATTCAATCAGCTTTATATGTGTGTTTGGATTGATGATGCGGATTCCATTTTCAATATTAAGCAACTTTTAAAATGTGGTGTCGATACGGCGAAATGGGCGGATTTTGACCCGAAAGCGGATCGCCCGTTTGGTGATAGGGAAGTGTGGGGCGGTTTTGACCCGGCTCATAGTGGTGATGGGGCAAGTTTTGTGATTGTCGCTCCACCTGCACTTGTCGCTGAAAAATATCGTGTATTGGCGCGTTATCAATGGAACGGGCTTTCTTATGTGTATCAAGCCAATCAAATACGCCAACTTTATGAAAAATACAATATGACCTATATCGGCATTGATGCAACGGGTGTGGGCTATGGAGTGTATGAATTGGTGAAAGAATTTGCCCGCCGTGCGGCGACCGCCATTATTTATAATCCGGAAAGCAAGACGGGGATGGTGTTGAAAGTGCATGATCTTGTTGAACACGGACAAATCGAATGGAGCGAAAAAGAACTTGATATTGTCCCTAGCTTTTTAATGATTAAGCACCAAGCGACCAAATCAGGCAATACGATGACATTTACGGCAGAACGCACGGTAAAAACGCAACACGCCGATGTATTCTTTGCAATTTGTAATGCCATTAATAAAAAATCTTTAAGTGATAAACCACGCAAACGCCGTGGATGGAGTGTATTAAGTGAAAAATAATATAAAAATAAAGAAAAATAAACCGATGGTGATTGCGCCGATTAATGACCGCACTTTTTCTTTAAATGAAATCACCGCCGCACCGGCACTAGATTATGTAGGCATCGGATTTGATGAAAATCATAGTTGCTATTTGCCACCGGTGAACCGTCATGCGTTGGCAAAATTACCGCACCAAAACTCACAACATGGGGGGATTTTGCATAGTCGCGCCAATATGGTGAGCGCAACCTATGAGGGCGGAAAAGCCCTAACTAAAATGGAAATGCGCGCACTTTGCCTGAATCTGATTCAATTCGGTGATGTAGGGTTGTTAAAAGTGCGTAACGGTTTCGGGCAAGTGGTGCGCCTTGTGCCGTTATCCAGTCTTTATTTACGTGTACGAAAAGACGGCGGCTATTCTTATTTGATGAAAAAATCCCTTTACGATTCGGCGCAAGAAATTTACCGATACGACGCACGGGATATTATTTTTATTAAACTCTATGATCCCTTACAACAAGTTTACGGATCGCCCGATTATGTCGGGGGGATTCAGTCGGCTTTGCTTAATTCTGATGCTACCGTGTTTCGCCGTCGTTATTTTAGCAATGGGGCGCACATGGGCTTTATTTTGTATTCCACTGATCCGGATTTAACGGAAGAAATGGAAGAAGAAATTGCGAAAAAGATCAGTGAATCAAAAGGGGTAGGGAATTTCCGCTCTATGTTTGTGAATATTGCCGGCGGACATCCTGACGGCTTAAAAGTGATTCCAATCGGCGATACCGGCACAAAAGACGAATTTGCCAACATTAAGAATATTTCGGCCCAAGATGTTTTGACCGCACATCGCTTTCCTGCGGGGTTAAGCGGTATTATCCCGACCAATACAGGCGGACTTGGTGATCCGTTGAAATATCGTGAAGTGTATCATTATGATGAAGTGTTACCATTGCAAGAAATTATTGCAGAATCAATAAATAATGACCCTGAAATTAAAACGTTACTAAAAATCAAGTTTCGAGAGCAAAAATTTACAAAATAAAACCTCACAAAATGCCTATACAAAACAACAGTATTTTATATAATGAGAAATACTGATGAATTTTGTGGTTTTGGGGAAAATGGCAAGAACAACAGATATTTATTGTAAAGTCTGTAATGCGAAATCAGTGATCGAAAGAACTGAACGAATACACAGCGAATTTGCTCGCTATTATTGTGTTTGTAAAAATCCCCAATGCGGTCACCGTTTTGTGATGAATATGGAATTTAGTCACACGACAAGAAGTAGCAAACTGACAAAAGAAAATCTACTAAAATTGACATTGCAACAGCTTTCACAAGAAGATAAAGATAATTTAATGAGGCTGTTAAAAGAAGAAAGCCGCTAGAAATAGCGGCTTTTTTTATGCGGAAAGTAATTTATTTGTGGCTAATTGCGCCAAAAAGTTACTTCTGTTTTTGTATTCCGGATGGGTGGCGACAAATTGATCGATACGATGTAGCAATAATGACGGAACCGTAATATTAATTTTTTCCGCTTTTCCCATTAAATGGGATAAATCCACATCAACGACAGTGACAATAAAATCTTTATATTCCGGATGATTAATATATTGTTCTATCGGGTGAGCTTTCGGTAATTCTTCGCCATCTTCTAACATTCCTTCAATATGAAATGCGATCGCCTCTTTTGTGTTTAACATCGCCTCTGACAAGGTATCACCGGCGGAAAAACAGCCCGGCACATCTGGCACCGATACCACATAACCATCACTGACTTTTTCAATACAAATTGGATATAGCATTCTTTCTCCTATTCTTTAAAGGGGGCTTATAGCCCCGCTTGTTTTTTAATACTTTTTTCTAAATGCCCCAAGTCTTTCCTTGGGTGGGGAATCGTTACCGTTCCCTTTTTTGTCGGATGTTTGTATTGATGATGACTACCTTTTACTCTCTCTAAATACCAACCGTCAGCTTCTATCATTTTTATTGCTGTTTTACTATCCACCTTGTCCCCTTGTTGTTTCTTTGTGGTGGTTATTATACCTACTTTTAAATTTGAGTCAATCATTTTGTGTGTATAATACCTACTTTTTATTTAAGCGTTGAAAATTATTGCAACGTTCCCTTTTCTTTCATCTCATGCAACGATACATAAGAAGATTTCAAACTGCCGTAAGGTGATTTTGGTTCAAATAACACAAGCATTTGCGGCTTGTTGTTTTGGTCGGTTTCCTCTCCTGTTTCATTGTTGATAAACGGAATGCGTGAATTTGTAATATACACAATTTCTTTTGCATTTCGCACGCACATATCAAACCATTTTGTGGAGCTATCCACATTCAGCAACATCACTACGGTTTTATTATGTAGCACACTTTGTTGTATCGCTCGCAATACAAAAGGCAACGGATTTGAATAGGGCGGATTCATCCAAACGTAGCGGCCCTTCCAATCGGCGGTGAGTGTGTTTTGTTCCGGCGTAATAAAGTTTTTTACTTTTGCGTTGTGTTCCATAGCGCACGCATCGAGATCAAATTTGATGTTGAAATATGATTCGGCATAATAAATCACCCACCAAGGTGTCGCCCACAAGTCTTTATCTGATTTTTTAGTGTTGGATTTGTTCATATTTTCCCCAAGTAATTGATTAATCTCTCCCCAGTCCATCTCATAACTGGAACAGCCATTGAGTTCCCAATCGCTTTATAGCGTGGGCTATCAGGGCATTCTTCCGCCGGCTTATTGCGGTAAGGGATTTGGGTGTAATTATCCGGGAATCCTTGTAATCTCTCGCATTCGATAGGGGTGAGCTTGCGGATAATTGTATTTTGTGCAATACACGGAACATTATTACCACCTGTTCCCATTCTCGCTTTGAGTGTTGGCGAGATGTTGTCGTTATGCACTCTTGCTGCTTCTGCGCCTTTTACTTCAAATAACACATTTTCTTGTCCGCTATTCCGCCCCAAGCAATGTGCGGTCGTTTGGCTGATTATCGGGTCTTGTGTACCGTGAACAATGAAAGTTTCGCTGCCACCACCCAAATCACCGCCATTTGCTCTTACCGTTCCGCCTACATCTGATTTGCAATACGTTCCAAAGCTCCCCGCAACGTAGGCGGTAACACCTTGCTCCGCTTGTCTGCTCTGTTCAATATTCCCTGACACGCCTTTTTGCTCAATGAGTATTTGGGCGATACTTCGCTCTCTAGCACTTGCCACAACAAACACTCTTTTGCGGCGTTGGGCGACTCCGAAATGTTGAGCATCGAGGGTTCGCCACGCAACGGTTCTTTTCCCATGCACATAACCAGCGTTTGACCATCGTTTCTCTGTCGGTTGTAACGGCTCTGTGTCCTGAACCAGTCCTGCCAAAAAGTGTCCGAATGCGTTGTCCTTGGTGGATAACACACCCGGTACGTTTTCCCACACGAGTACGCATGGGGCTTTTCCATCATTAAATCTGACATAATCGATTGCCTCTAAAATATGAATTAAAGCAAGGGTTAAATTCCCCCTGTCATCATTTAAACTCTCTCGCTTGCCCGCAATAGAAAATGCTTGGCATGGGGTTCCCCCGACTAATACATCGGGCGCAGGAATTTCACGATTAAGGATTTTTTCGGGTAGGCTAGTCATATCGCCTAAATTGGGAACATCAGGATAATGATGAGCAAGCACAGCACAAGGGAACGGCTCAATTTCAGAAAGCCATAACGGCTCGCCTAAACCTTTCCATGCTACACTTGCTGCTTCAATTCCCGAACATACAGAACCAAATGTAAACATAACTTTTTTCATAGAACTAAATAATCCAAAACAGCCACATAAAGACACCGATCACACCGCCGATCATGCCACTGACTAAACCGATCAAGCCTTCCCCAATGAGATCCGTTGTGAGACGGTTTTCTAGGCGTTTTATTTCTTTTAAGAAAAAGCGGTTAAGTAGTTTTATTGTCTCGCTTTGTGTTTTGGCAAGGCTGACGGTTTGTTGGGATTGCACGGCAAGATCCCAAACTTGTCCTTGTAGATTTTTCAGCTCAACTTGACCGCACTTTTGTGCATTATTTTCGGTACGTTTTGCCGCTAAGATACGGTTAATTTGTTTTTGTTTACGTTTTTTCATGGTGTTTTCTCCTATTGAATACGTTGATTTTTATGTAATGCTTTGAGTTTTTGGATATTTCTCGGCACAGGGGCGAGGGTCGCCATCATGTTTTGATTGCGTTTAACTAACTGCACGTCGTTATCTTTCAGTTCGAGGGCTGTGTATTTATCTATTACTAGCCGTTTATACTTGAATAAATAGTCTAATTTTTGTTCGTTTAACGGCGCACAAATCGGGATCAATAACTGTTTTACTTTTTGTTCAATTTTTGAACGGTTACAGTTATTGACACAAGTCCAAGGCGGGCAAAGCCCGCTGTTTTCGGTTTCGCTCCGCTCAACCGAGTTAGATGTAAAATCTTTCGGGCGCTTTTTGATGATGTATTTTTTAAGACGGGTTTTTACGGCATATTGGGTGAATTGGTTTTTGACACCGATCACCGATTTATGCACTTCGCCGTATTGGTTAGGGGCTTTTTCTTCGTAGTCCAGTTTTAAAGGTTGTTCGCTGCGTGGGGTTTCTGCGCCACCTTGCAAATCAAAGAAAAAGGCATAATCACCCAAGTCGCAGCCTAGGCGGGCTTTTTCGGTGATTTCGTCTTCGCATTGTCCGTTAATTAGTCGGCGTAATTCACGATAAATGCCGATTGTACCCGCTCCAAAAAATTGAAATTGGCGGATGCGGTGAGTACTCGCCCAAGCTCTTACACGCTTGGCGTTGAGTTTTAAATTTAAGTCAGGATCTTCATCAGATGTTTCGTTGTCTAAGGCGAAACCGTCAATATTTTTTGACACATATTTGACAAGATAAGCGGTGGCAGAACCCAGTTCTTTGTCGCATTCTTTTACATCAATGCGGTTTTCTGCTGCGCCTTTTTCATCGCCGTCTTCTTCAAGAGCTTTGCGGCGGAAAATTTCAATAAATTCGTCTTTGTGTTCCGGTTTGACATAAACCAGAATGTGCCAATGGGGTGTGCCGTCTTGGTGGGGTTCAGCCACACGAATCCCGAATTTAACCATTTTGTGTTTGTTGTAGATTGCCCGCATTTGTTGCCAAACACGGTTTAAATAGTTGTGGGTTTGTTTTGGGCTGCTGCCGTTCCATTTAGGGTTATTCTTGCCTGATTTACTTAATACGGCGTGATAAGCAGAGGGGGCGGTTAAAGTGAGAAACAACCCGATGTAGCCGTTATGATCTGCCCATGTTTCAATGCCTCGCCAACGGTTCATTAATTCAATGCGACGAATGGCAGGGCAAGCGGAAGATTTAATAAAGGTGTCGAATAGCTCAATTTGTTCTTCGGGGTTTTCGACATTTTCTAAAATCATTGCGCGCAAGTAGTCGTAATTCTTGCGTTGTTGCTGAATCCAACGATTTAACCCACCGAATGAGATATAACTACTCACGCCCTTACGTACTTCACCGCAAGCAATCGCGATATGTTCCGTCATTTGTTTTTGGATGTTGTGCATACGTTTAAACCAAAACTTATGACAGCAGACTTTTTCGAGTACCACATCCACTTGTTCGCCTTTTATGGCTTTGTTTTTTTCGATTTTTTCCCAATGAGGCAGACGAAAACCAAAACTTAAGGCAAGATGACCGCACTTTTTATAAAGCTCAAAAAAACAGGCGTTCATTTCTGTGTGGGTGAGTTTAATCGGGTTGAGCGCAACAATAGTTTGAACATAGTCAAATTGGAAATTGCGGAAACCGTCTGCGATTTGATAGGCGATTTCTTTCAGTTTGCTTTCACCGATTAAATAAAAGGGCAATTTGCCTTTTGTAATTTGTTTTTTGGCTCTTTTTTCGGTGTTTTCCCCAATTTTTTTTAGTTCGGCTTGTTGTGCGCTTTTTTCGGCACGGGTCGGCACGGTGTAATATTGTTGTGCTTTAGGATTCCCTTCTTTGACTAAATGACGGATTTCCGCTTCATCGGCTAAATCCGCTTTTAAATCGGCAAGCCATCTTGGTTTATCTAAAAATGCTTGCAGATAAGCCACGTCGATGTTGTATTGATTCATCACTTGTTGTAGGCGCACATCTAGCACTTCACGCAAAAAATTATTGGCGTGTCGGCGTTGTTTATTGCCAAGGGCAAAAGCAATAGAACCGTCATCTTGAACGGAACGATAGGCGTTAAGGTAGAGTTTGCGGAAATGTTCCCGCTGTCTTTGGCGTGGTAATTTCTTGAGCTTTTCTTCGATAAACTCAAAATCAACGGGGTTAGTTGCGAATAATTCAAGTTGTAACGGGGTGTAGGCGTTGTCTTCATGTGGCAGAGGATTACGTAATGTTGCCTCGTTTTCTGCTGCTTGATGACGTTCAGCCAATACCACCGCCATGTGTGCTTGTTTGGCGGTGATATTGGTGTCGCGTTGTTGTTCCCACGTTTGTTGCATGGTTTAGTCTTCCCACATGCCTTGAATGTTGAAATGGGTGTTTAATCGGTCGTTTTCGCCTTTTTCCGTCCAACGTAATTCGCCAAAAACGAATTTACGCGGCTCACCGTTAAAAGTGCGCACTTCATAGGCATAGCCACCCATTAATGGATAAAGATCACCCGGTGCAAGATTGCTGACATCGGCAAAAATATAGGCTTTAAAGCCGTTATTTAGACGCACTGGTGCGCCCTGTAATGCTTGTTCTAGGTTAAATTTGATCATAAATACTCTCTTTTGTATGAATTTAATTAATAATTTTGGGTAAAAAAATAGTTAGGGATGGGCATAAGACGCTTGAATTTCGGCAATGCGTTTGACTTCGGCATGAATGGCTTTAAGCGTTTTATTACAATCAGCGAGTGAAACGACATCTTCATCCATTAATTCGCAGTGAGCTAAGGTATCAAACACGGATTCAAGATTTTTACAAACTTTTCCGCCGATACGTTCATAAGTACCATTTTCTTTTAATTCGATTTTGTAAATGACATAACTATGCTCATTATCTAACTTGAGGGCATAGCGGTTTGATAATTCGATGATGTGTTCTTGCATGGTATTTATCCTTATTCTTGAGGTTGTGGAATATCTTCAATCTGTGTCCATTCTGTTTTAAAACACTCACAGCCTGAAGTGGTTGTACTACGTCTCCATAACGTTCCATCATTACATAACGCAATGATTGTTTTTGAATGGTCAAAATCATCGGTTATTTGGTGGTATGCCATAGATTCTGATACAGCAATTTGTATAATTTTTCGTTCTTGCATGGTGTTTTCCTTAATGTGCTAATTTTTCTGCGGTTTTGGTGAGAAATACGGCTTTATCCAGTGCCAATACCATCTTTTCATAAACGGCACGGGCGGCGATTTCATTGTTTTGGTGTTTAAAACGCTCCCATTTTTGGCGAAAAAAATAGAAATCGTGGCGGTATTTCCGTGCGGCACTTAAACAATTTTCTGCGTTGGGTTTGTTCATTATTGCCCCCTTGTGTGTGGGTCGATTAAAAAGAAATCGGCAAGGCGCAAGGCTTTAGGAAATTTCGCACGAATGCCGGCAATTTCTTTTAGCCCTTTTGATAGCTTGTCTATGCCTTGATTGTTGTAATGGCAAAGTTTGTCGCCGGATAAATCGGGGTTGATGTAGTCTTCAAAGGGTTCAATATCGGCGGCAGCTTTCAGCATTTCGCGTTGTTCGGGCGTAAATCCGTTGAATGCGCGTTCCACGGGGTATTTGCTCAACCCCATTTCATGCAACAATTCCTCACCGTTTTTACATAGCAACATTGGCACATTGTTTTCTTTATGCCATTTTTCGACTGCACTTTCGTTTTCAGAAACATACATTGCCGCGCCCTCGCTTTGTTATTTACTGTTTTTGTTGTATTCTTCCCCTAATTTAAATAAACGGTTACTTAACATGAGGAGTTCAAGTGATGAACGATCAGAACGAAAATATGCTTGAAGATATTCAAGAACAGCTTTATCTACTTCAGTTACAACAGGGACTTCAAGAACGTGCGCTTGGTTGTTTGTTGCGTGGGCTTGCCCGTCACCCTGATGTGATTGATGATGTGGAGAACGAGTTTCACGCACTTGCTGACGCAATGAAGCAAACAAATCCCGAATTGCTTGATGTGGTTCTGCCGTATGTTGAACGTTTGACGAAACGTGGCTAGATTGTTTGCTTTGACGGGTTTTCCGCAATCTGTCAAAAATCTCCGAAAGTGACAGATGATCTTGGGCGGGTTCTACATCGTATTGCAGAATAGCCAAACGGCTTTTTACTTCTTCGTGGGTTAATGGATGTTTTTTGTAATATTCTTGTGCAAAGAATGTGATGGATGATTTAGTCATTTTCTTCCCCTTATATAACTGAAATCTTATTTGGCATTGACCGCACTTTGGTGCGATGGAGTGTGAGATGGAACGTAAAATTGATATTTTCCAGCGATGGATGTCTGCTGAAGAAGCGGCAACAGAGGCAACCCTTGAATCAGATTCGTTAGCTGCTGTTCTGCAGATTGTTGCGCCAATAATTTTGCAAGATGCGCAATTAATGCGACAGTTAGCTGATTCTGCGAATAATGTTGTGCAAGCAATGTTAGAACAATGTCCAGTTCGTGGGCGAGTTGCTCGCCACGATCTTGATCGTTATTTGCTTGGCTATTTTCCAAGACTTGACAAAGACTTTGGTTATCAATCGTCTCGTCTTGAAAAAGAAAAGCACAAAATTCACGAAACGAAGATGAAATCTCTTGGGAGGCGAAGAACTGAATATCTTCATGAGTGGTTACAAAACGGCAAAGTGCCTGAATAGCACGCTTGTCAAATTTGCCTGAAGTTGATACATCGCTTTTTGTTGATGACTCATTATTGGCTGTTGAATCAGTTTTTTCTATCTGTGTGTTATAAATATTAATGCTACCGTAAGCACCGATAACATTATTACCATTGCCGTAAATGTATTGGTTAATTTTAGTCATTTTCTTCCCCTTATCTAACTAAAATCTTGTTTGGAATTGACCGCACTTTGGTG